GCCAGAATTATCGTTAACCGCGGTGATCTCCCGGTGATTAAGCTGGGGATCAGGATGCCGGGGCGTCGTCCGGACAGCATACTCAAAGCCGGTCAGCATCGTTATCAGCGGGCATTTATTCAGCGATTAAAAAATGGTCGCTGGCATGTCATGCAGCGTGTGGTCGGGAAAAACCGTTACCCCATTGATGTGGTGAAAATCCCGATGGCGGCCCCACTGAAACAGGCGTTTGATGAGAATGTTGACCGTATCCGGCGTGAACGTCTGCCCGGAGAACTGGCATACGCGCTGAAACAACAACTGAGGATTGCGATAAAACGATGAAACATACTGATATCCGTGCTGCAGTGCTGGATGCACTGGAGCTGCATGAACACGGGGCGACGCTGTTTGATGGTCGCCCCGTTGTTTTTGACGAAGAGGATTTTCCCGCGGTCGCGGTTTATCTGACGGATGCAGAGTATACCGGTGAAGAGCTGGATGCAGATACCTGGCGGGCCACACTGCATATTGAGGTGTTTTTACCAGCACAGGTACCGGATTCGGAGCTGGATTCGTGGATGGAAAGCCGGATTTATCCGGCGATGACTGCGATCCCGGCACTGGCAGACCTGATTACCACGATGGTTACGCAGGGCTATGAGTATCGTCGTGATGACGATATGGCGTTATGGAGTTCTGCGGATCTGACTTATTCCATTACATACGAGATGTGAGGACGATATGTCAACACCAAATCCCCTTGAGCCGGTAAAAGGTGCCGGTACCACCCTGTGGGTTTATAACGGTCAGGGTGACGCCTATGCAAACCCGTTGTCAGACGATGACTGGCAGCGACTGGCTAAGGTGAAGGATCTGACGCCGGGCGAGATGACGGCAGAACCCTACGATGATAACTACCTGGATGATGAAGACGCGGACTGGACCGCGACCGGGCAGGGGCAGAAGTCTGCAGGAGATACCAGTTTTACGCTGGCCTGGAAACCGGGAGAAGAAGGTCAGAAAGGGCTTATAGGCTGGTTTGAAAGCGGGGATGTGCGGGCCTATAAAATCCGTTTTCCGAACGGCACGGTGGATGTGTTTCGTGGCTGGGTCAGCAGTATCGGTAAGGCCGTGACGGCGAAAGAAGTGATCACCCGCACGGTGAAAGTGACCAACGTGGGCAAACCTTCTGTAGCGGAAGAACGCAGCAAAATTACGCCGGTCACTGCGATTAAGGTGACGCCGACATCCGGTACGGTGGCAAAAGGGAAAACAACCACCCTGACGGTTTCTTTTGAGCCGGAAAGTGCAACCGACAAGACGTTCAGAGCGGTTTCCGCCGATCCGTCGAAAGCCACCATTAGTGTGAAAGATATGACAATTACGGTAAACGGCGTGGCGACAGGTAAGGTGCAGATCCCTGTGGTGAGCGGAAATGGTCAGTTCGCCGCAGTGGCTGAAGTCACCGTTACTGAAGCGGGCGCTGCAGGGTAAACGGAGGTAATACATGTTTCTGAAAACAGAACAATTTGAATATAACGGTGTGTCCGTCACGCTTTCCGAATTGTCTGCGCTGCAGCGTATTGAGCATCTTGCCCTCCTGAAACGGCGTGCAGAACAGGCAGAATCCAGCGGCAACCTGCAGGTAAGCGTGGAAGATCTCGTCAGAACCGGCGCGTTTCTGGTGGCGATGTCCCTGTGGCATAACCATCCGCAGAAAACGGCATCACCGTCAATGAATGAGGCTGTGATGCAGATCGAACAGGAGGTGCTCACCACCTGGCCTGCGGATGCCATTGCCCGGGCGGAAGATGTGGTGTTGCGTCTGTCCGGGATGAGCGGGGCTGTTCATGCGGATACTGACAGCACCGAAGTGGCGAAAAATAACGCGCTGACTGATGATGATTTTTCTGCGGGAAAGTCTTCGACGGCGAGCTGAATTTTGCCCTCAGACTGGCGCGTGAGATGGGGAGGCCTGACTGGCGCGCCATGCTTGCCGGGATGACATCCACCGAATATGCCGACTGGCGACATTTTTACCGTACGCATTATTTTCTCGATACCCAACTGGATATGCATTTTTCCGGGCTGACGTACGCCGTACTCAGCCTGTTTTTTTGCGATCCGGATATGCATCCCTCTGATTTCAGTCTGCTTGCCCCCCGGCGTGAGGAAGCGCAGACGGAGATGCCGGATGAGGAAAAAATGCTGATGCAGAAAGCGGCAGGACTTGCCGGAGGCGTCCGGTTTGGTGGGGACGGAGGGCGTGAGATTTTATCGTCTGCGGATGTGGCGGATGTCAGCGAGGATGATGTCGCATTAATGATGGCTTCAGCGGGGATTTCCGGAGGTGTGAGATATGTCCCAGCCGGTTGGTGATCTTGTTATTGACCTGAGTCTGGATGCGGTCCGTTTCGATGAGCAGATGAGCCGGGTAAGGCGTCATTTTTCCGGACTGGAGACTGACGCCAGAAAAACCGCCGGTGTTGTTGAGCAGAACCTGAGTCGTCAGGCGCTGGCTGCACAAAAAGCCGGGATTTCCGTCGGGCAGTATAAAGCGGCCATGCGAACCCTGCCCGCACAGTTTACGGATATCGCCACGCAGCTTGCCGGTGGTCAGAATCCCTGGCTGATCCTGCTGCAACAGGGCGGTCAGGTGAAGGACTCCTTCGGCGGGATGATCCCCATGTTCAGGGGACTTGCCGGTGCGATCACCCTGCCGATGGTCGGGGTCACCTCGCTGGCGGTGGCGACAGGTGCGCTGGCGTACGCCTGGTACCAGGGGGATTCCACGCTTTCAGCGTTTAATAAAACCCTGGTTCTTTCCGGTAATCAGTCCGGACTGACTGCCGATCGCATGCTGACGCTCTCCAGAGCCGGACAGGCCGCAGGGCTGACGTTTAACCAGGCGAGTGAGTCACTGGCAGCCCTGGTGAATGCCGGTGTGCGTGGTGGTGAACAGTTTGATGCCATCAACCAGAGTGTCGCGCGTTTTGCTTCTGCATCCGGTGTGGAGGTGGACAAGGTTGCAGAGGCTTTCGGAAAACTGACCACCGACCCGACGTCGGGACTGATGGCGATGGCGCGCCAGTTCCGTAACGTGACGGCAGAGCAGATTGCGTATGTTGCACAGCTGCAGCGTTCCGGAGACGAGGCCGGGGCATTGCAGGCGGCGAACGATATCGCCACGAAAGGCTTTGATGAGCAGACCCGTCGCCTGAAAGAAAACATGGGAACACTGGAGACCTGGGCGGATAAAACAGGGAAGGCATTCAAATCGATGTGGGATGCCATTCTGGATATCGGTCGTCCTGAGTCCTCAGCGGATATGCTCGCCAGTGCACAGAAGGCATTTGATGAGGCGGATAAAAAATGGCAGTGGTACCAGAGCCGGAGCCAGCGCCGGGGAAAAACCGCCTCTTTCCGGGCCAACCTTCAGGGCGCATGGAATGACCGGGAAAATGCCCGTCTGGGGCTGGCAGCGGCCACGCTGCAGTCGGATATGGAAAAAGCCGGTGAACTGGCCGCCAGGGACCGGGCCGAACGGGACGCATCACAGCTGAAGTATACCGGAGAGGCGCAGAAGGCGTATGAGCGTCTGCTGACGCCGCTGGAGAAATATACCGCCCGTCAGGAAGAACTGAATAAGGCCCTGAAAGACGGGAAAATCCTGCAGGCGGATTACAACACGCTGATGGCGGCGGCGAAAAAGGATTATGAATCGACGCTGAAAAAGCCGAAGTCGTCAGGAGTCAAAGTGTCAGCCGGTGAGCGTCAGGAAGACCAGGCGCATGCTGCCCTGCTGGCGCTTGAAACCGAGCTCCGGACGCTGGAAAAACACAGCGGTGCGAATGAGAAAATCAGCCAGCAGCGTCGCGATTTATGGAAAGCGGAAAATCAGTATGCGGTCCTGAAAGAGGCAGCCACGAAACGGCAGTTATCTGAGCAGGAAAAATCCCTGCTGACCCATGAGAAAGAGACGCTGGAGTACAAACGCCAGCTGGCTGAGCTGGGAGACAAAGTTGAACACCAGAAACGGCTGAATGAGCTGGCACAGCAGGCTGCGCGGTTTGAACAGCAGCAGAGTGCGAAGCAGGCGGCAATCAGCGCAAAAGCCTGCGGACTCACCGACCGTCAGGCGCAGCGGGAGTCGGAATCGCAGCGCCTTCGTGACGTGTACGGTGATAATCCGGATGCGCTGGCGAAGGCCACATCTGCACTGAAGAACACCTGGTCTGCGGAGGAGCAGCTTCGTGGAAGCTGGATGGCCGGTCTGAAGTCCGGCTGGGGCGAGTGGGCAGAAAGTGCGACGGACAGTTTTTCGCAGGTTAAAAGCGTGGCCACGCAGACCTTTGACGGTATTGCACAGAATATGGCAGCGATGCTGACCGGCAGCGAACAGAGCTGGCGTGGTTTCACCCGTTCCGTGCTGTCCATGATGACAGAAATTCTGCTTAAGCAGGCAATGGTGGGGATTGTCGGGAGTATCGGCAGCGCCATTGGCGGGGCTGTTGGTGGCGGCGCATCCGCGTCAGGCGGTACAGCCATTCAGGCCGCTGCGGCGAAATTCCATTTTGCAACCGGAGGATTTACGGGAACCGGCGGCAAATATGAGCCAGCGGGGATTGTTCACCGTGGTGAGTTTGTCTTCACGAAGGAGGCAACCAGCCGGATTGGCGTGGGGAATCTTTACCGGCTGATGCGCGGCTATGC